TGCCGTGTTTAATGTTTTAGCCTCAGTGAATGAATATTATTAATGCCAGCCAAAAGCACATTCGGATCAGCTTCTGTAATACCTTATAGCAGTAGTTCAAGCAGCTATAAAATATCCAGAAGTCTGCGGTTTAATTCAGGGTCGAGCAAATACCTTGGTCGTATATTTCCGAGTGTCGGTAACAGAAAGACTTGGACGTGGAGCGGGTGGGTAAAACGAACAAGTTTTTCAGCAAACCAGTATTTATTTTCTTCAAACGCCGGTTCAGCACCATTTACAACACTCGCCTTTTACACAGACAACTCCATTGGATTTGATTTGGAGAGCGGATCAAATAGTAACGGAATTCAAACATCCCCATTATATAGAGATCCATCAGCTTGGTATCACATTGTAGCATACTTGGACACGACACAAGCAACTTCCACAAATAGGATGAAAATCTATGTTAATGGAGTAGAGGTAACTAGCTTTCAAAGGACATTATATCCATCAACACAAAATAGTGATTATTATGTTAATAATAATGTATCTCATGTGATTGGATGCGGGGCATCAATCGCTAATTTCTTTAATGGTTATATGTCTGAAGTTAACTTCATTGATGGTCAAGCGTTGGATCCTTCCAGCTTTGGTTATACCGATTCAATTACAGGATCTTGGATGCCCAAAAAATATGTTGGAACATATGGAACAAATGGATTTTATTTACCTTTTCAAAATCAATCTACTACAGCAAATTATTTTACGTATTCTGAGGATTTTTCAAACGTATTTTGGACAAAATATGTATGTACATGCGTTACTAATGCAACGACTGCTCCAAATGGAACAAACACAGCAGATAAGATGGTCATTAATAACGGGGAGATTGGTGGTCAGTTTTACACAACAGGAAGTGCAACAGATAATGCAATATGGACCAGTTCTGTTTATTTGAAAGCTTTGGATTTTACTACAGGAACACTTTATATACAAAAGAAAGATGGCGTTTTTGCTTATATAGGTTTTGATTTAGCTACTGGAACTGTAACCGATGGAATAAATGGAGCAATCGGGGGAACAATAACTTCAGTAGGAAATGGATGGTATCGTGTCACATGTACTGTGAATCTTGGAACAGGAGCGAACACAACATTCAATGTAAACTATCAGTTTACTGGTAACGGAGACGGCGTAAAAGGAAGTTATATTTGGGGTGCACAACTTGAACAAGGATCATCAGCAGGACCTTATATGTATACGGTGGCATCCGTTCAAAATCCGACTTTGGCGCTGGGAGAAGACAGATCTCTTCCTACTGGAGGTTATAATAATTGGGTAGCTACCAATCTCTCCGTCACATCAGGAGCAGGCAATGACAGTCTTTTGGATAGTCCAACAGATTATGGGACGGATACCGGATTAGGAGGAGAAGTGCGAGGTAATTATTGCACATTTAACCCACTTAAAAGAGGATCAACCTATGCAAATTTAAGCAATGGAAATCTTACAATTGCCGGGACAACAGGTGGGGCCGGTCAGCAATCTGTTCAAGCAAACATTGCTATGAGTTCTGGCAAATGGTATGCAGAGGCAACTATAACAACCATTGGTGCAGAAAGCTCGGTTGGTATTGCAAAAGATACACAGGATACTGGTTTAATAGTTGGTAATGGGGCTTTTTCATATGGTTATTATTTGAATGGTCTCAAATACAATAATAATTCTGGAACTTCATACGGTGCTTCATATACTTCAGGAGATGTAATTGGTGTGGCATTTGACGCAGATGCTGGAAATTTGGTGTTTTATAAAAACGGAGTCAGCCAGGGAACTGCATTTACAGGTTTAACAAGTGGTCCATACGTATTTGAAGGACAAGGTAGATCTGCCACATCTGGAAACCAAAACGATTGGAATTTTGGACAGCAGGCTTGGAGATATGCTCCCCCATCTGGATTCAAAGCTCTTTGTACAACCAATTTACCAATACCTTCAATTAAAAAGTCTTCAACATTTTTTGATGCAATCACATACAACGGAACAGGAACAACATTTGTTTCCCCATCTGGATTGAAATTTGCTCCGGATTTGGTATGGGTTAAAAGTAGATCACAGAATATAAGTCATGTTTTGTCGGATACTGTAAGAGGAACGGGAGAAGTGTTGTGTTCTAATAACACAAGAGCAGGTTCGCCTGATTCATTTTTGACTAATTTTAATCAGGATGGATTTACCCTGAATACCAGTATAACAGCCAACAATAGTGGTTCAACTTATGTTGCTTGGGCTTGGCAAGCAAGTTCAACTAGCTCCACTAACACTAATGGCTCTATCACCAGCACCGTCAGGGCAAATCCGCAGGCTGGGTTTAGTATTGTGAGTTTTGTCAACGCATCTGGAACAAATCAAGAAACTGTTGGTCACGGTCTTGGCGTTGTACCAAAAATGATAATTGCAAAAAACAGGGATACAAATGTCAATAATTGGGGTGTTTATCATTCTTCAGTTTGTGATACTACATCAAAATTCTTACGACTAAACACTACTGATGCAGTTGTAACATTTTCCACCGTGTGGGGAGCTAGCCTTCCCACACCATCAGTCTTTGGTGTTACTGGCGGTGGATTATCGGTAGCAAGTGTGAATATGATTGCCTACTGCTTCGCTGAAATAGACGGCTATTCAAAGTTCGGAAGCTACGCAGGAAATGCCTCGACAGATGGTCCGTTTGTTTATTGTGGGTTTAGACCTAGATATATTTTAATTAAATTAAGTGGTTCTGCTGGAGGAAGTTGGATTATACACGACACATCAAGAAATGATGCAAATATGTCAGCGAAAAGGCTTCTTGTCAATACTTCTGACATAGAGGGATCAGATAACGGAATAGATATTTTATCAAATGGATTTAAAATGAGATCAGCAGATGGCTCAACAAATACAAGTGGAGTATCTCATATTTTCGCAGCTTTCGCAGAGTCACCATTCAAATACGCAAGGGCAAGATAATCAGATTCCGTAAGGACGGTTAATAAGATATCGCACACCCACTGCACTTATTTTGGGTGTATGCGTTAAACGAATTGTGAACTGACAAGTATTTCCCACATTCGCCACATCCTGGTCCCGAACAAACGGTAACGGGAAAGCACTGATAAGATCAAATCCAGATGCTCCGGTTGGAAAATTAGGCGAACCACCCAAAGGAGCAGGTTGCGCACTTGTTGCAAGAGTCAGCACAAAATCATTTGCCTGCAGGTTAAAATTGGTTGGTTTAGTGATTGTGATGAGACTGCTGGCGGTTGACCCATAACCTATGAATATTGCACTTGCTGCATAGAAAACAGATGATACGGCATTTGAAACAGTTGCTGAAAGCGAATTTATCCGGGTGTTTAAAGCTGTGATTTGTTGGTTTGTTGTGGTGGAAAGATTAGCAATTTGAGTTGTTGTGCTGGCACTGAGCGAAATGTTTTGTGCAGAAAGATTTGTTATTTGTGTGTAAAAACTAACGTTATTAGGGCCGACAACAAAATTAGAAAAATCAATTGTGTTTGTTCCTTGTTCAGTTTCCACGATCAAAAGATTGCCATTAACAACTTCTTCTACACGAGGCAATGTTTTGATATTAATTACATTAGGATCGGCCATTGATATTATTTATTTTAAAGTAAATCAATACAAGTGAAAAATATTGGAATTGGCATAGTTACTTGCAATCGACCAGATTTTTACAATAAATGCTTAAATAGCATCCCAGAAGAGCTTTATACTGTTACTGTCAATGATGGAAAGGAATTTCAGGTTCCGGAACGCCAAAACCACACTTTTATACAAAATAAAACAAATTTAGGGGTAGGAAAATGTAAAAATATATTATTTAAAAAGCTTTTGGAAAAGGGGTGTGAACACATTTTTATAGTTGAAGATGACATGTTGATCAAAAAACCTGAAGTTTTTGATGCCTATATACAGGCAAGAGATATTACAGGAATTCAGCATTTTATGTTTGCTTATCATGGTCCTGCCAACAAAAATGGAGTTTCTGGCGGTCCTGCTTGTCCTCGGTTTATTGTGGAATATCCAGAAAATACAAGAATTGCCATAGTTCAGGGTTGTGTGGGTAGTTTTTGTTATTATACAAGGGAGGTTCTTGAAAAGATTGGATTGTTTGATGAGGATTTTCTAAATGCTTTTGAGCATGTGGAACACAGTTATCGCATAGCCCTTGCAGGATATACCACTCCTTATTGGAACTGGCCTGATCTGGCCAATAGCATGGATTATATTGATGAACTAATGTGTTCTGAACACAGCAGTTCCATTCGTCCTCGTAATGATTGGCGAGAAAATATTCAGAAAGGATGCTCTTTATTTTATAAAAAGCATGGTTATAATCCGGCATGGCAAAATTGCGTACCAGATTCTTCAAAAGAAAAGGTTCTACAGATTATGAAGAAAATCAAAAAGGAGGGTAAAGCATGAAAATAGCATTATTACTTCCAACACGGGAACGATTAAACAATAAAATCAGTTTCATGATGAGTGCACTGTCCCGATGCAAGAATCCAGATAACTACACACTTTACATGGGAATAGACAAAGATGATCCTACATTGGAACGTTGTCAAAAAATGGCAAAAGCAATAAGCAATTTGAAAATCGTTGTGATTCCTCCCAATCCTGAAGGAAAATTCAGCCTTGGTTATCTTTGGAACACATTAGCAGAAAACAGTACCGAAGAAATTATCAGCATGCTTGGAGATGACATGGTATTCAGCACAGATGGTTGGGATGAGAAAATCCTGGAAGAGTTCTCTGCTGAAAAATGTCCAGACAAGTTCAAGCTTGTTTGCGGATATGATGGCCATCGCAATGATCAATTTGCTGCATGGTTGTTTATTCATCGTCGTTACATGGAAGTAACTGGTTATTTCATGCGAAAAGAATTTAGTCGTAATTGGATTGATCAATGGCTGGACAACATGTATACGGCATTTGGGCGAAAGGTTTATCGTTCAGATATCACTATCACACATAATCATTGGGTGTTTGGAACCAGCAAATATGACAAGGTGGCCGACGATATGCGTAAACATGAAGGTGAAAACAAAGAACATTCCGATCTTATTTGGCCCAAGCTGAGAGATGCTCGTATCGAAGAAGCCAAAAAATGGGAACAGATATTGGGAATCAAAGCTGATTTAAGTAAGATTCAATGAAAAAAGCGTTGTTTAGTTTCGGAAACTGGAAATATTATCCAACTTTAGATGCTTTAAAAGCCAGTGCTGAAGAGCATGCAAATGTGAATCAGATTCATATTTTGAAAGAACCGGATATTGAATCTGAATTTTATAAAAAGAATATTCGGCATTTCAATGATAAGAGGGGATTTGGTTATTGGGTTTGGAAAAGTTATTTTATAAAAAAGTTCTTGGATAAAGCATCTGATGATGATGTTTTTATGTATGTTGATTCAGGAAATGAAGTGATTGGTGACCTGTCTCCTTTGTATGATTTGTGCAAAAAAGATGAAAAAGGAATTATTTTATTTGAAAACACAGATGGTGAACCAAATGGTAATGCTTGGAAAAATAATCAATGGACAAAATCTGATTGTTTTAATATCATGGGATTAAAGACAGATGAATATCTGTATGGCAATCAGGTAAATGCATCTTATATTGTTTTTCGTAAAACTGATTTTAGCAAAAAGTTCTTTGATTGTTATCTTGATGTTTGTCAGAATTATAATATAATCTCAGATGCTCCAAATATAACTGAAAATTTTAATAAAGACTTTCAAGATCATCGTCATGACCAATCCATTCTGTCCTTGCTTTCAATAAGATATAAAATAACCATTCAACGGGATCCATCTCAATGGGGCAATCATAAAATCAAACAAGATTCACCCTATAAACAATTGTTTTTTCACCACCGGAGGAAATATTACATATGAAATTCTTGATCATACAGGAAAACGGAAGACATATCGTTAGCAAGCATTTACGGGAATGTAACAGTCTTCAACGTGCACTTTGGTTTCATGGAGAAGAATGTGATGTTTGGGGTTTGGGTCATGATAATTTTGAAAAGAAACCAGACTATAATTCATATGATGTGATTATAAATTTAGAAAATTATGATGTGGGATGGGTTCCTGATCTTTCAGAATATAACAAACCTATCAAGCTTCTTTGGGCAATCGACAGTCATTGTCAGGGCAAACAATATTATCTAAACATTTTTCATAAAGGAAAATATAGAAAAATACTGGAAGCAACAAGATATTTTATTGATGAAAACAGCGTATGGTTTCCAAACTGTTATGATTCAGATTTCATAACACCTATAAAAGAAATAGAAAAAAATACATTTTTGGGATTTTGTGGAAACTATTGCAACCGAAAGCCATTGTTTGATGCAATCCAAAATCGTTTCCCTGAATTCAAAATGGATATTGATGTGCGAGGAATCCATATGATTCGGGCCATCAATTCATATATGGTTTTGTTTAATAAAAACATTTTTAATGATATAAATTATCGAAGCTTTGAAACCGCCGGATGTGGAACATGTCTTCTTACCAGTTATGACGATCAATATAATGATCTAGGATTCAAAGAAGGAGAAACTTTTTTCTCATACAAAAGCTTGGATGAAGCAATTGAAAAAATAAATTATCTCAAAGCCAATCCATTGGTTGCCAAGGATGTTGGTATTAAGGGAGAAGAATTTGTTCGAAAGAAACATACTTTCAAAAACAGGGCCAAGAGTCTTATAAAATACGTACAAACTCTATGATCATAAAGTCCGAGGAAGGTCATGTTTTAACTCATTTGGGGTTAGGAGACCAAGTCACATGCAATGGTCTTGTCAGAGAACTATACAAGCGCCATCCCAAATTGTATGTGTATAGCAAGTTGAAATATTATTATAATATCGAATTCATGTATCGGGATCTACCAAATCTTAAAGTTTTCCCGATTGAAGAAAGCGGAGCACAATATTTTGTTAATTTACACGGAATAAAAAATTTTTACAAATTGGGAATGGGAGGAGCGGACACTGTTGAAAAAAGCTTTTATGCCAAAGCAGGAGTGGATTTTAACAAGAAATGGGAAAGCTTTCATGTGGAAAGAGATCATGAACGGGAAAATAAATTATATTCAAGTTTCGGGTTTGAACCAAATGAATATGTTTTTATTCATGATGATATTGCAAGAAATCAAATAGTGGATACAACTAAAATAGCTGACAAGAATTTAAAAATATTCAGAGTGAAACCCGAATATACAAACAATATATTTGATTATTGTAAAATAATTGAGAATGCAAAAGAAGTTCATGTGATAGAATCCTGCGTTATGTTCATGGTGGATTTGGTTTTTAAAACACTGGATAAACCTTTGTATATGCATAGATATACAAAACCTATAGAGCCATGGGAATATCCAACAAACAGATTAAATTGGCATATTTATGAGCGATAAACCTCCTCTTGTTTTTGATATTGGATATAATGTGGGCAATTTTTCCCGGTGCATACTAGGAATATATCCAAATGCAAAAATCATAGGTGTGGATGGTCATCCTACTTACAAAGAAATGTTTGATAGAAATCCTCTGCCTAATGTTGAGTATGTGCATGGTGTTGTTTCAGATGTTTACAAACAAGATGTATCCCTTTTCATATGTGATTGCAATCCAGGCATCAATTCAATAAACCCAAATTGGATTGAAAAAATACGGCATAATCATTATTTTCAGCAAACAAAACGGGAAATAAAAGTAAGATCCACAACTTTGGACAAAATGATAAGTGTTTATGGTGTTCCGGATATTATAAAATTGGATATTGAAGGTGCCGAATCTATTGCGTTGAGTGGATTATCACAAAAATGCGGAACAGTTCTTTTGGAATGGTGTGAGGAATTTTTCCAAGATACATTAAAATGTGTTGAAATATTAAGAAAACTTGGCTATAACATGTTTTCCAATGACAGTCATTGGGAAGGAACAAACGAAACAATACAAGAATTCAATCCGGCTTTAGAATATAAAACCTGGAATGATCTTATAAAAGATGAGGACATTGAACCAGAGCGTAAAAAGCGATGGGGAATGTTATATGCAAAATGAATATAACTGAAAGATACACGGAAATACCCAAGGAAGCTTGGGCAAATGAATCCCAGAAAATGGAACTTAAATTATGGGAAGCCAATAATATTGACGATGATTGGAACATGTGGTGGAAAATGAAATTTGATCATTTTTCTGCAATTGCAAATGAAAAAATTGATTCAATTGCTGAAGTTGGTTGTGGTCCAATTGCAAAAAACATACAATATGTGATTCAAGCATTACAAACAAAACCAACCAAATATTTTTTAAGTGATCCTTTGTTGAAAGAATATGTAAACATGGGACGACCTGTTTCTAATTTTGCCATGGAAGTGCAAGCAAAGCTCAGTTCCAAGCCTCTTGAAGAATGGATTTTAAAAGAACCAGTGGATATGATTGTTTGTATTAATGTATTGGATCATGTTTATAGCATGCCCAAATGCATGGAATCAATATATAATAATCTTAAAAAGGGTGGAGTTCTTATTTTGGGTAATGATCTTACGAATCAGGAAGATTTTGAAGGAACACCTAAAGATGATCCAAATGGAATGATGCATCCTATTCGGTTTGATTATAACGATATTAAACCTTTTTTATCAAAATATGAAATTATCTCAGAAAAAGTTTTAAGTCGTCAGGAAGGAAGAATTAGATATGCCGGGGAAGAAAAAGCACATTATGCAACATTAATTTATATAGGCAAAAAGAAATGAAAGCGGCTATATTGGAAAAAATTGACCATCCGCTGGTGGTGGCGGATGTTGCCCTTACTGAAATCAAATTTGGTCAGGTCGCTGTAAAAATAATTGTTAGTGGGGTTTGTGGTGCTCAACTTCAGGAAATTGCCGGACAAAAAGGAAATGCCAAATTTGTTCCGCATCTTTTGGGGCATGAAGGGTGTGGAATTGTGGAATGTGTTGGAGAAGGGGTTACTCGGGTAAAAGTCGGAGACAAAGTTATATTGCATTGGAAAAAAGGAGAAGGTATTGAATCCCCTTTTCCGGAATACATTTACGATGGAAGAAAGATCAGTAGTGGAAAAATAACCACATTGAGTGAAAAAAGCATCGTGTCAGAAAATCGGCTTACACCGGTTCCTCAGAATATTCCAGATGAATTTTGTGCTTTACTGGGATGTGGACTGAGTACCGCACTTGGAATTGTTAATTATGATGCCAACATAAAGTTTGGGGAGACTGTTCTTGTAATTGGTTGCGGGGGTGTGGGTCTTAATATCATTATGGCATCAAATTTAGCAGGTTCCGGAAACATTTATGGGGTGGACATTTCGAATGAAAAACAAAACATGGTAGAAGAACTAGGAGCCCGATTTGTTGAAGGATCAAACCAAATTCATGAAAAAATAGATTGTATTGTTGACACAACAGGAAACATGAATGTAGTTTCCCACTATTTGCCTTTACTATCCAACAGAGGAAGATGCATAATTGTTAGCCAACCTAGCAAGCACAATAATTTGGAAATAAAGAACCCAACCAATTTCTTTGCAGGAAATGGTCAAATTATTCGTTCCACACAGGGCGGGAATGTGAATCCCAGTGAAGATTTTCCTCGATATGTTAATTTATATAATAAAAGAAAGATTAATTTTGAAAAAATGATAACACACCATTTCAGTCTGGACGATGTTAACAAAGCCATAGATTTGGTAAAAAATGGAAAAGCCGGTAGAATTATGATTTGTCCCTGATAAAATAGTTTTTATGCTTACAAAAGATGATTTATTAAATTTTGAAAACCGCATAGCGGATCTTTACAGGGACTCTCAGCTTCCTTTCCTGTTTCATTTGTCAGGAGGAAACGAGGAACAATTGCTGGATATTTTCAAAGAAATCAAAGAAGGTGATTATGTATTGGCTACTCACCGAAATCATTATCATGCACTTTTGCATGGAGTTCCTGCAGATGTGTTGGAAGATCGTATTAAAAATGGACGGAGCATGTTTATTTATGATCGTAAGCGTAACTTCTTTACTTCAGCAATTATCGGTGGAACTGCTGCAATTGCAGCAGGAATTGCTTTGGCTCTTAAAAGAAAAGGATCCAAACAGAAGGTATGGTGTTTTGTAGGGGATGGAACCGAGGATTCCGGTCATCTTTTTGAAGCAGCCCGTTATGTTCATGGTTTTGATTTGCCTTGTACATTTGTAATTGAAGATAACAATCGTTCTGTAAACACAGATAAAACAGAGCGTTGGGGCAAAGCTCTTGATCCAACCTTCTTTCCTTGTGTTAGAAAATATTATTATAATATTACATGGCCCCATGCCAGAACAGAAGATATGATTAATTTGGGTAAGACTAAGACAAAGACTCATGATGATTATTTTCCACCTCTTCCAAAAGAAGTTCTTCCTTCAGTTGATATAACAGAAGACATCAAGTTCAAGGATGCCATCAATCAAATGATGACAGAAATTGGAAAAATGAATTCAGTGTTTATTGGATACAATGTGACCAATGGTGATGCCATGGGAACATTAAAAAATGTAGATAAATCACAAAAGATTGAAACCCCAGTAGCAGAAAATCTTATGACTGGTCTTGGAATTGGCATGTCATTTGAAGGATTCAAACCTGTTATCTATTATGAGCGGCATGATTTCATGATGGTAGCTGCCGATGCCATTGTGAATCATGTGAATCATATTGAAAGAATATCTCACGGGGAATATCAAGTTCCAGTGATTCTTCGATCTGTGGTTGCAGATTCTGGCCCTTTTTATTCTGGTCCTACACATTCACAGGATTTTACCGAAGGATTCAGAAACATGGTAGATTTCCCCATTTATGTTCCATCAAACGGTAAAGAAGCCATACTTGCATATAAAAATGCTATGAATTCTAATCGTCCCAGCATGATTGTGGAAAAGAAAAGCTGTTTTTGAAATGAATGAACAAAGATATTCTCATCATCGGTGAAAGTTGTAGGGACATTTTTGTTTATTGTGATTGTACTCGTTTGTGTCCCGATATTCCTGTTCCGGCGTTAAAAGTTCTTCATCAAAAAGAAAATGAAGGAATGGCAAAAAATGTCCATAGAAATATTGTGTCTTTGGGTGGTGATTGCGATATTATCACAAATACAAATTGGCCACATGTTACTAAAACAAGATATGTACACGAACAAACCAATCACATGTTCATGCGAGTTGATACTGACCACAATATTGACAGAGTAGATCCGTCTTTACTTCGATATGATTATAAGTTGATTGTTATTTCTGATTACAACAAGGGATTTTTAAAAGAAAGTGATATTGAAGGCATATGCTTTTGGCATCCAAATGTTTTTATTGACACAAAAAAGAAACTTGGTTCATGGGCAAATAAAGCAAAATTTATAAAAATAAACAATTACGAATATGAAAGAAGCAAAGAAACCATAACTCCAGAATTGGAAAAAAAGATCATACGTACAAAAGGAGGAGACGGTTGTGTTTATAATGGAAAAGCATATCCTACAAAAAGAATTGAAGTAAAAGACACCTCTGGGTGCGGAGATACGTTCCTATCAGGACTAGTTGTGGAATATATCAAATCAAATGATATTGAAAAATCCATAGAATTTGCAAATATTTGTGCTTCAGAAGTGGCCCAACATCAGGGAGTGACAACACCTAATTTATGAGCCAAATCAAATTGGTTATATTTGATCTGGACGGTGTTCTTGTGGACTCAAGAGAACTGCATTTTTTGTCACTTAATAAAGCTTTGGAGCAGATTGATACAAAATATATAATATCAAAAGAAGAGCATCTTTCCACATATGACGGTCTTAACACAACTAAAAAGCTGAATATTCTTTCCGAGAAAAAGAATCTACCCATCGAACTGCATAAAAAAATATGGCAATTAAAGCAAAAATATACAACAGAAATTATAAACAATTTCAAAGAAGATGAACGCATAAAGGATATTTTATTTAAAATAAAAAAAGATGGTAAGAAAATATGCTGTTGCACCAATTCAATAAGAGAAACAGCCAAGATTCAACTTTTAAGAAAAGGTTTTTTTGAATATATTGATTATTTGTTTTCAAATGAAGACGTAAACAATCCAAAACCTAGTGCAGAAATGTATCTAAGGGCTATGCTGGCGTGTCATGCAAATCCGGATGAAACTGTTATCATTGAAGATTCACACATAGGAAGAAAAGCAGCACAAAGATCTGGGGCATATCTTTTTCCAGTAAAAAATAGTTCTGATCTCAATTATGATAAATTAAAAGAATTCATTAACCGAAAGGAAACACATATGATTAAACCAAAATGGCAAGGTAGAGGAGATGTTAGGGTTCTGATTCCAATGGCAGGAGCAGGATCCAGATTTGAAAAAGCAGGCTATACATTCCCAAAACCTCTTATTGAGGTGCGAGGAAAGCCCATGATTCAGGTTGTTATTGAAAACTTGAATATTGATGCAGAACATGTTTTCATAGTACAAAAGGAACATTATGAAAAATATAATTTAAAAAATCTTTTAAATATAATATCTCCTAATTGTAAGATTGTACAAACAGAAGGAATCACTGAGGGTGCTGCTTGTACCACTCTTCTCGCTAAAGAGTATTTTAACGATGATAAAAGCCTCATTATAGCCAATTCTGATCAGTTTATTGAATGGGACAGCAACGAATTCATGTATTCTATGATTGCAGATGATATTGATGCAGGAATACTGACTTTTAATTCTACCCATCCTAAATGGAGTTATGCCAAGGTGAATGATGATGGATTTGTTTGTGAGGTAGCCGAGAAGAATCCAATCAGTAATATTGCAACTGTGGGTGTTTATTATTGGAAAAAAGGTTCTGATTATGTCAAATATGCAGAACAAATGATACATAAAAATATCCGAGTCAATAATGAATTTTATGTTTGTCCGGTATTCAACCAGGCAATAGAAGACAATAAAAAGATAAAAGTATTTAATATTGAAAAAATGTGGGGATTAGGCACACCTGAAGATTTAGATTATTATCTTAAAAATCGTCCAGAATGATTCTTATATCACATCGAGGTAATCTAAATGGACGGAATGATAAAATGGAAAACAATCCGCATACCATCGATGATGTAATAAAAAAAGGTTATGATTGTGAAATTGATATTCATACAATAGAAGGAATCGTTCATCTTGGTCATGATAATCCTGTTTATCCTGTGGGATTGAATTGGCTTAAAGAAAGAAAAGAAAATATTTGGGTGCATTGCAAAGACGTTGCTTCGATAGAATTAATACAGAAACACAAAGAGCTAAATTATTTTTGGCATGAAAATGATACCATGACTCTTACAAGCCATGGATATATTTGGGTTTATCCCGGAAAACAACCTGTTAAAAACAGTATTTCAGTAATGCCCGAGCTTAATAATGATTTTGTTTCAGGGTGCGCTGGTATCTGTTCAGATATTATAGAAAATTACAAAACTTTAGATTTCTTGTAATCTTCCCACATCTTCAGATTCTTATCAAGTTCGTGGTACATGGCCCATCCTAGCTTTTCCACAACATAACGGGTACCGTGATTTCCCGGAACTGGATCACGTTCTGGAATCATGTAATACTTTCCACTTTGTTTTGCAAGATCAGCAATACACCTTTCGATTGAGTAATCAACCTTTTCAATATAATGAATGGCCCATTTTGTGAATTTATGCATGAAATGGAAATCGTTTTCCCTTGCAAAGAAAACATCGGTACTGAACCACGGATCACCAGTCCAACGACATCCCGCATAAACATAATCCTTTTCTTCCATCAATTTAAGAATATCCAAAACCTTTTCTTCATCAAGAAGCCAGCTATCCACACTCAATTTGATCCAATTCTTAACTCCATTGTCTTTTAAATGGTTATAACCACCAATCATCATGTCGGTGTCCCCTTCAATATGTCCCCGATTTCCACAACGAAAATCACAAACCTCATCTTGGTTTACTCCATTATAACAATAAGCGATATGGGGCTTGATTATTTTGTAAGAATTAATGATTTCTTTCAAATATGGCCAATAATTTTCCCGGTTATAACAAGTAACAATAAAGTTTACATCCATGAATCTAATTAATCATTTGTTTTTATAATTCAACTATTGTTGAAAAATTATCTTTCATCGTAAGATAAGCATATGACACCCGAACAAATGCAGGATCAAGTCCGGCATGCAACCCGAAGCAGGATGCGATATGTTTATCAATTTGTTAATAGGAAGTTTTTTAAAATAAATGTCCCAGAAACCAAAACCAACCTTAAAATTGCAGTTCTTTTATCGGGTGGACTGCGGAATTTTGCGATAACTCAGGAATGGGCCAACAAATTCATGATCGACCCTATCAAAGCAGATGTTTTTGTTCATGGATGGTGTAGCAAAGATGGTATTGAAAAAGATTCAGAAACTGTCATGGGTTATCATAATATTAGAGCATTTAACATTCAGGATCGTAGCAAAATCAAGATACCGGTTCCAGAAGTTTTACATCACAAATATCCCGATCATGTAAGCCGTGGTTGGGGAATGGAAGTGGCCGATCATGTTTTAGGACAACTTTATAATATAAAAGGATGTTATGATCTTATTGAAGAATATGAAAAGAAGAATGGTTTTAAGTATGATGTGATTGTGCGAGGAAGACCCGATGAATTTTGGTTTGATAGATTACAGGATACTGATTTGGAATTTGTTGCTAAAAATAATGTATTGGGCACACCTCAACATTACATATCGGTCATATCAGGTGGTCATGTGAATGACCGATTTGCCATGGGAAATCATGAAGTGATGCGTCGTTATTGTGAAATGTTTAATTTGGTAGAGGACTATGCAAAACTAGCAGGAAATGATGAAGCGACTGAGTTTTATGTAGATCATCACGTAAGAAATACCATGCGGGACGTTCCTTTGCATAATATTGATGCCACATTCATGCTGGAATATCCCGGGGATTATCCCATGGAACGAGGATTCAATCCAACAAACATGCGACACTTGGAACAGAATGACAGCAACGTGGCAATAGCAGCAGCAGATAATATTAAAAAAAGCGCAGGGTGAACGTATCTTTTTTTCAAACATACGGTGATCGTTTGCCTTTGCTTAAGATAAGGGCAGAGGATCAGTATTTTCAGGACTTCATTTCTAATTTTGATATGAACATCATATCGCTTCATAACCCTTCTGATGAGGTTAAAAATTATGTTTTGAACAACAAGATACTAAAGAATTCCACTTTATTTGTTTTTAGTAATAATACCTATTGCGATTGTATTCGTTACCTGATGAATTTTCTCGGGAGCAAACAAATTAACAAATTTTTCTTTTATCAGGACGATACCTTTTCTTATGAAGCAACAGAACAAAACCGGGATGATTTGAAAAATATGGTTTTCAATACCGATTATGAAATGATTAATCTTTCATATAAAATCGAATATCTTGTGGAAAAGGGTAAATGGACCGAGCATCATAGAAATGTGTTATATAAAACAGAATCATTTAAACTTTATGATACAGACACCTTTGACTTTCGGGACAGTGGACTTTGGGGTTTTGACGATTCTTGTTTTGTTTGCAATATGGACAGGTTAAAAACTATTTTTGATAGCAATTATTTCAATTATCCTGACATATGGAATGCTGAACATTATCTTAAACATAAATTTGAAAATAATAGAGCAAGTCGATACATAACAGACACTTCTTTTTTTATAAATTATAACATTTTGGGAAGAAATACAGAAGCCAGAAACTTAGAACGCTTGAAAGATAAAGTTAAAATATCAGATAACTCTTTACAATTGCTAACTGATTATTATAATAGCCGTCGATGAAAACTGAAAAAGCATTAGGGTTTGAAGATGTAGTTCTAATTCCAAAGTATAGTGAATTGGAAACCCGAAAAGGTGCAGATACAAAGGTTTGTATTGGAAATAATGTTTTTAAGTTGCCGGTAAGCCCTTCAAATATGGTTTGCACTATCAATGAAGACTTGGGAAAGCTATTGTCTGAAAATATGTATTTTTATGTGATGCACAGATTTGGAGATACACTTGGTTTTGTCAAAAGGGCAAATGAGGAAAATTGGAAGTTCATCTCTATTTCAGTAGGTGTAAGGGAAAAGTGTGATAAAATTCTTGATCAGTTAAAAGAACAGAATCTTAAAGTGGATTCTATTCTTATTGATGTGGCACATGGTCATCATCTCCTAGTAAAAGAAGCTATAAAAAAGATTAAAAGAGATTTTCCTGATACATTCGTTATTGCAGGAAACGTAACAACAAAAGAAGGAACACAAGATCTAAAAGATTGGGGTGCGGATATGGTAAAGGTTGCGATTGGAACAGGAAAAGCTTGTATAACCAAAGATAAAACAGGATTTACTCTTCCTGTTTTCACTTGTATACAGGAATGCGCAGAAATAGATATCCCAATTATGGCGGATGGTGGTGTTCGTTGTCATGGAGACATCGCCAAAAGCATTGTGGCAGGTTCGACTATCAATATGATAGGAAGCATGTTTGCTGCATGCTCAGATAGTCCAGCCGATACAATTGTTGAATATCCTGTTACAGATTCAAAAAGTGATCCAGAATTCAAAAAATTTAATATATATAAAAAATATTTCGGTTCTGCCAGTTATGAGAATAAAGTTATCAATAATCTTTCTGTTGAAAACATAGAAGGCACAACCATTTTAGTTGAAGAAAATGGAAAAACCTATTTGCAAATGCTTTCAGAAATAGAACAGGATTTGCAGAGTAGCATTTCCTATTCAGGAGGGTATAATATTACTGACCTGTCTCATACAAATTATAGAATCATATGATACTACCAAAACAAAATTTTAATGTCGAAATAATCAATAAAAGGTTTGTGCACTCCTATTTCAGAGACAAAGCACTTCCTAGTGGAAATGTTATTGTTTTCACAGGTAATGTAAATCCAGGTAAAGGATATGACTTTTCTCAATTTGGAATTGATGAAATGCAGGAAGCGTTGAATATTGTTTATGAGAATCCTCTTGTTCATGATTCGGTATCTGGCGCGTTATTTTCACATTTCTTGGTCAGTTCAATAGCAAATGTGCTTTCCCAGGAATTTCTAAAGATTCCTTTAGCCGTGAATATGGATAACATTATTGTGAATAGGGAATTCAAACGAAAAGGGCTTATTCAAAATCAAGGTGTTTTGAATATTGCAAGATACAGAATTTTGAATGGTTGTGGTTTGGGTCATATAGCATTGTGTAATATTGCTGGGGAAAATTCTCCTGCATATACATATGAAATGAATTTAAATGAAGAACAGATGAATAAGCTGTCCCAAACAATTGTGGATATGTTCTATAAGATAACAGATTCTGTATTTTTAAAATCCACAGCATGTTAAATTTCTTTCAGTACATTAACAACATTCTTTTCAGTAAAAACAAAAATAATGTTGGGAAGGAACACTGTAGTGATAATTTGGGCAGCTTTATGCTCAATAGATGGATTAGTTTTTATGATAAAGAAACATGTCAAATTGTTAATCAAATAACCAATAAACAACATTTAACTGAAGACTTTGATTTATTATCAAAAATATTATTTGTATTTTTGCCAAAAAAATCTTATAGAAAAATCAACTATCTAAGCAAAAGCAAAGACAAGGAGAAAAAGCAAAATCCTATTAAAATTTTGACAAAAAATATGGAAATGGGCACACGAGATGCCGAACTTATACTGAAAACAGTAAATTCAAAAGATTTAGAAAATCTATTGCAAATTTATTCTGATTCATAATTACTACTGTGAATATAGATAAAATTCCAGTAAGCAAAAGCATAATTGATTTAAGCAGTCATTCCGGGAGTTCATTCGATAGTATTTTTACAGGATACAATCTTGAAAAAATATTGGATGATGTGATTTTAGCAGAATTTACTGATCTGGCTGGTGAAAAAGATGAAATTGTAAGAAATGGAATTATTGTAAAAACAAATGCCATGACAAATGCTTGGCGCTTGGCGAAAGTCATTCTTCTTGGTCCGAATTGTAAGCTTGTTAAAAAGAATGACATTATCATGTTTCCAAACAATATGGGCGTACAAATCAATAAAATTGATGTGGTTGATCACGGCTTGGTTAAACATGGTCTTTTCATAAACGAACAAAGAATTTTTGGTGTATGTCAACCCCGAAAAAATGAAAATAGCATTACAAGCTCTAAAAACAATACTAGAAAACAACGTCGCTGAAATCCGATTTGCACGGAGACGGCCAAAAGCTGGTCATCCCGCAGAACGAAGAATGATTTGCAGCAACGATAAAAGGTTTCTGAATAGTCCAGCCGGAAGAATCACACTTAATTTCAGACCTATAAGCGTAAGCAAGCCTGTTCCATATTTTAACCGAACCGCAAAAAACATTTTAAATGTTTGGGATATCATTATGCAGGATTATCGGAACATTAGTATGGATGATTGTGATCTGATTCAAATTATTCCTTCTGATAAATTTTGGGATTTCTTTGATAAAAATCTAGCAATTCTTTCGGCAGGTGAAAAAATGAGGTATATGGATACATGAAACTTCCTGAAGATATAGAAAAAACTATTTTGGATTATCTTCAGAAAAAAGTTGTTTTTATTTCGGAGAACAAACAATATCGGGAGGGAAGACTGCTTCTTTTTTCGGTAAAAGACTTTTACCTGAACTTCACTATAACCTGTGACAGAAAAGAACGTAAGATTTTTGAAATACCTTATCCTTTTGAATTTCGTGTTAAAAAGAATCATTTAGAATTTGATTTTCATTTAAACAACCTTTCTAAAGGTATGCATAGCATTTCATCTGTTTTGAAAACACTACCGATTCCAAAGAAGAAAAAATATTATAATATAAATATGGTTCTAAGTGCTTTATCTTAAAGTAAATACTTTAAGGTACACTTATGCTGCAACAATCGTATCACTTTGAAGTAAAAGACCTTATAGCATCCTTTATAGATGCTTTTGATGGCACAGTTATCAAAAGATTCAATCAAAATCGGGATGCTGAAAAAGAAGTCAAGGTTCGTTATCTTTATGCCCCAAAACAAAGGGTATTGTTTGATATTATAACTCCTGGTCAAAATCTTACACTTCCTGTTGTATCCGTAACAATTACAGGTCTTAATCGGGATGAAAGCAGGGTCTTTAATAAGATTGCAGGTTTTTATGTTCCGCAAGGTGATGCAGATAGTAAACGAAAAGAGAAAACAACTTTTTTCAGAACACCGGTTCCGATTGATATTGGAATCAATATGTCAATTCTTACAAGATATCAAAGCGATATGGATCAGATTTTGAGTAATTTTATCCCTTTTAACAATCCTTATATTATTCTTTCTTGGCAGATACCATCTTCATATGAATTGGGTGTTATTCAGGAAATAAGAAGCGAAGTGTTGTGGAGTGGAAATGTGAATCTTCAATATCCTGTAGAACAAGACCCCACAGCAAAATCATTGATTGTGGCTGATACAAGCTTTACCATCAAGGGTTGGATCTTTCCACAAGAAACAGATCCAGTCAAAAATATATTTTACATCAATACGTATATTACAGCTTCTTCTTCCAAAGCATTGCTTGAATATGATAATTATTACGATCTCAAGTCCCAGGCATATACATTAAATTCACCACAAAGTGCATTCTATAACACCGATGTAATCAGTCTAAGTGCAAATCCGAAATTTGTAGGACCGGTAAGTGT